TGGCGTTCGAACTTCGGCGCGTTTGCACAAACGGGGTATGGAGTCCTTGGGAGTGGGTCAATCCCCCCATGCAGTTGGGCGTCGAGTACCGCACCACGGAGCGGTACAACAGCAAGCCGGTGTATGTCAAAACGGTAGACTTGGGAAGATTGCCTGACCGTTCTAATAAATCTGTGGAGCACGGCGTAGCAGATATAGAAGCATGTTTTGAATTTTACGGAAATTACTATCCAACTGGCATCAATTTAATTGGGAATAGCACTTATACTAAGCTGTACCTCAATAACGATACAATTTACATCTCCACTGATTTATCTAACGCCAGTGCTATCGTTGTCATGAAGTACACCAAAACCACGGATTAAGGAGGGTGCCATGAAAATTATCAAATACCAGCTGGCGACAGAGATCAACCACGGCACCCCTGAGGAGCCGGACATCGAGACGGTGCTCTCCGGTGTTACGATGCCTTACACGGAGGCTTCTTACGCCATCGCCCAGACGGAGGCGTATCAAGGGCAGATTACCGTGGAGGATGATGGACGGCCGGAGCCGGAACCTGGAGCCGAGGACATTACTCTTGATATGCTGGCAGACCATGAGGAACGCCTGTGTATGCTGGAACTCACCACAACTACTGTATGACAAGGAAGGAGCAGGACCATGACAACTGTATACAATCTTTGCAAGCTGCTGATTGACCGGGGGCGGACCGAGGGCCTTCAGGAGAAGATGGACGTGTATCTCGCCGCCGATAGGCTGACCCCGGAGGAATACAGCGCCCTCAGTAAGATGCTGACTGCGGAGGCGGCAGAGTAAAATGGACGAGAAGTGCATCCTGGACCCGCAGAGGGATTGTCTGGGCCTCCAGAAAGCCAATATGCTGGAAAAGCAGATGTCGGAATGGCGGGAGGCGTCCCGCAGCACCCACAAAGAACTCTTTGGCCGGATGCGGGAACTGGAAAAGGCGGAGGCCGCCCGGAATGAGCAGTACGACAATATCATGGAGAAGCTGGACCGGCTGATCGCATGGCAGGAGGCCGAGCAGGCCAAGCCGAAAAAGCGGTGGGAAGCCATCGTGGACAAGTCCGTATGGGCGGTTCTGGCGGCGGTAATTGCGTTTATTTTGGCCCGCATTGGGCTGTAATTTGAAAGGAGCTTACTTATGACTACCAACGAAATTCTGAACAAGTACACCACTGGCGAAATGACCCTGCCCGAGGCGAATGAGGCTCTGAAAAAGGCAGGTGCGGGCTTTACCCTGGACCCCAACCGCAACGTCATCACTCAGGAAGAGTTTGTGGCGACCACGGCAGGGGATACCCCCGACACCGTCAACGGCTACGGCCTGATGGACCACGGCGTGGGCTGCATGGAGAAGGTGTATGTGGTAGGCGGCAAGACCGTGGATGTGAACATGGGCGAGGAATATGCTCTGGTGTACATCGCCGGCCACAAGTACGAGCTGAAGGGCGACACCCTGGTGGAGCCGGAGGTGTAAGACATGAAAGCTATGCTGTCCCAGCCGATGGCTGGAAAAACCGATGAAGAAATCATCGCAACCAGAGAGAAAGCGATCTCTGCCCTGAAAGAAAAGGGATACGAGATTGTGAACACCCTATTTACAGACGAGTGGTATAGCAAAGAGAAGATGGAGGAGCGCGGGGTCGTCCAGATTCCCCTGTGCTTTCTCGCAAAGTCTCTGGAAAACATGAGCCTCTGCCATGCAGCCTACTTCTGCAAGGGCTGGGAAAAGGCCCGTGGGTGCAGGATCGAGCATGAGGCGGCCACCGCATACGGACTCACCATCCTTTATGAGGAGGGCTGATATGGAGACACTGAAGAAGCGCCTGGGCAATCTGCTGGCAGTCAAGAGCATTGTCACCATCACCCTGACGGCGGTGTTTGCCTACCTGACCTGCACTGGCGGCGTGACGGCAGAGCAGTTCTTGACGGTGTTCACCGTGGTGATTGCGTTCTATTTTGGGACACAGGCGGAAAAGCGCGCCCAGCAAAGCGGCGGTGATAGCCAGTGAGTTACACGCGAAAGGAGCAGCTGGCGAACCCCGGGAACTATGGCGGTTCCCGGAACGCCAGCCAAATCCGATATCTGGTGTACCACTACACCGGGAATGACGGGGACAAGGCGGCAAACAACGCCGCGTACTTCCAGCGGAACATCGTCAAGGCCAGTGCCCATTACTTTGTGGACGATACCACCGTATATCTGTCCGTCCCCGATCTGAAGATTGCGTGGTCCGTCGGCGGCAGCAAGTACGCCAACGCCGACAAGACTGGCGGCGGCACCATGTACGGCGTCATCACCAATACCAACTCTATCAGCATTGAGATGTGTGACACCATCCGGAACGGTGTCTATCAGGCCAGCGAAGCAACTCTTGCCAACGCTGCCGCCCTGGGCCGGGCTCTGATGGAAAAGTACGGCATCCCCATTGAGAACGTGTACCGTCACTTTGATGTGACAGGGAAGCACTGCCCGTCGTACTTGGTGAGCGCCCAGAAGTGGGCAGAGTTCAAGAAGAGACTGGAGGTCAAGATCATGGACAATACACCGTCTCCCGCCCACAAGGAGGGCGTGGAATGGGCCATTGCAAACGGCATCCTGACGGGCAACAGCGAGGGGGACCTGATGCTCTCCCAGCCCGTTATCCGGCAGCAGATGTGCACTATGTTGCATCGGCTTTGGGAGCTGATGAAATAAGAGGAAGGACGTGAGACTGTGAGCGCAAGAGTGAAACTGCCTGATCCGCTGGATAAACTCTTGCGCTCTCAGCTGGAAAGAGCTATTGAAGAGGCAGCACTCTATACAGACGATGAACTGATCGCAAGGCGGCGTATCATCGATAAGTGGAATCAAATTGATGTAGCGGCAGAATTGGGCTGGTATCGTAGCACAGTTAGCGATCACGAAAAGTATATATTCCAGAGGGTTAAGGATGTAGCAAAACAGCTTTACAAAAATAAGGGAGCCGGGGATTGACCCGGCTCCTATCTTTTATACTCGTAGGCATTCGTCGAAAAAGGCTTTATCTAAGATAAGCACATCATCAGAACAATTTTTAAGTTTAGTCATATTTTGCCCATTTACACCCACAACAACAGTTATTTTCCCGATAGTATTCAGAATTTCAAGCGCCGGAATATAATCGCTATCTCCGCTCACAATAACAGCAACATCATACGCATTTAAAAAGCCTTTTGCTATTAAATGAACCCCCATGTTGGTGTCGGTTCCTTTTTCCTCTACATAATAAGTTGACTTGTCATGAATATCCATTTCCTTCCCATAAACCTTCCGAGCGATATGCTGCCCTTCGATTACGGTAAAATATTTTTGATTTTTCAACCCATTTATCCAGTTATATGTATTTTTCCTGCGCTCATCCTGCATAAGAAATTCATCTGGCTTTGGGGCACACAAGAAAGTTTTTTCAAGGGTATGGTTCCCTGGAAGAAGGCTGACAATTTTCTGTGGGAACTTATTATAATCTAATCTGGCAGTAGGTTCCTCGATTTTGCGATAATAATTCATCATAGCGATATTGAAGTTTTCAAAATCAATAAAGACCATTGCCCTTCCCATATTTTATCCCTCCAGTAAATGTCTAAGGGGCCCGCTGGCTCGAAAGCCATACGGGCCCCGTCTTAGTCTAAGCAGAAAGACATGATACTTTCTGCTCCCTTATTATATGATTTAGAAAGGGATTTGTAAACACATTTTTGCAAAATTCTTCAGATACCAGCATACATAATACACACTCCCCTCATATCTCCCACATAGATGCCACCCAGCGGAAGTTTTTTTATGCGACAATATCAATAGGAGGACGTGAGGATCAAGGGCTGGTACACGTCGCCGCCCTCCTTGCGGCCTCCTGATTTCACTGATAAGGACGTGTTTGATTTGATTTTGAATGGTGCTGAATTGGTGGCCCGGCTGGTGGCCTGCGGCTTCACGGAGTCCACAGCAAGAGACACCTGCGAGAAGTATGCGGCGGAGGGAGACTTCTCCGGATTGGAACGGTTTATCCGACAGAATGAGCTTTTGTACGATGACAGGAAACAGTACGTTTGAATATTACAACGCCAATAGAGACGGAAAGAACGTAGGCGATTGCACCGTCAGGGCAATTTCCGTTGCCCTAGATCAGGATTGGGACACCACCTATTGGGGACTATGCTGGGAGGGCTACCTTGCCGCAGATATGCCGTCAGGAAATCCTGTTTGGGGCAAATATCTCCGTCGTAAAGGCTGGCGGCGCTATCTACCAGAGTACGAGGATATAACTGTGCAGGAGTTCGCTCATCAGCATCCCTATGGCGTCTATCTGCTAGCATTGGACACTCATATTGTCTGCGTCTTTGACGGGCGCATCGTAGATACTTGGAACAGCGGCGGAAAGACCGTGTTGTATTACTGGATGGAGGATTGATGTTAGTGCCATATCAATATATGCCCGGCTATCAGCCGTATTATCAGCCGCCTATGGCGGATCAGCTTGCACAGCTTCGTGGGGCACAGTATCAGCCCATTCCCCAGCAGATTCCGCAGGTACAGCCCCAGCAGGCGCAGACTGGTGGGCAAAGCATGGTATGGGTGAGCGGGGAAGCGGAGGCAATGGCCTATCTGGTGGCCCCCAACAGTGCTGTGGCGCTTTGGGACAGCAACGCTCCCACCATCTATCTCAAGCAAGCAGACGCTTCTGGCAAGCCGTCCATCAAAGTCTATGATCTTGTGGAGCGCACTCAAAAGCCTGTGCAGGCTTCACAGCCTCCTGTAGTAGAGTATGCACCACTATCCCGCGTGGAAGCTCTGGAGGCTCGTCTGAATGAGCTAACAGTGGTAAAGGAGATGCCTGTCAGAACCACAAAGAAAACAACCACAAAGGAGGATGCGGAATGAACCCCTTTTTCCAGGCAATGGGCGGCAACAGACAGCCCAACATGATGCAGCAGTTTCAATCCTTCATGCAGCAGATGCGGGGCAAAGACCCCAACGCCATGATACAAGAGATGGTATCCTCTGGCCGCATTACTCAGGACCAGCTCAACCAGGTCCAAAAGCAGGCCCAGCAGATGTCAGGTGTGTTTGAAGGGATGCGGGGAATGTTTGGGAAGTGAAGAAGTGAACTTCACTTTCCGCAGAATGTGAAGTGAATTTGCAAAGTGTACTTACCATTTCCAAACCATTTATTAAACCATTTCAAACCATTTAATCAAAATCCCGGCCGGGTTTTGAAAATAAATCTACAAAGGAGATAACACAATGAGTCTTTCTTCTGACGGCGCTGTGATGACCATGCCCGTGACTCCTGCCTATCAGGGCGGAAACGGCGGTTTCGGCGGCTGGGGCGGCGATTGGGCCTCCTGGATCATCCTGTTCCTGATCTTCGGCATGTTCGGCTGGGGCGGCTATGGCGGCGGCTGGGGTGGTAACTCCGGCAATGGCCTGGGTTCTCCCTCTGGTCAGGGTTGGGCCACCAGGGCCGACATCAACGAGGGCTTCGCCCTGAACGGTCTCCAGAACGGCCAGACCTCCATCCGGGATGCCGTGAGCAACGGTTTCCACAGTGTTGATAATTCCATCTGTAATCTGGGGTATCAGCTGCAGGATTGCTGCTGCCAGACCCAGCGGGCAGTTGATGGCGTGAATTACAACATGGCTACTCAGGCTTGCGATACCCGCAACACCATCCAGTCCAGCACGCGGGACATCATCGACAACGCCAACGCCAACAGCAGAGCGATCCTGGACTTCCTGACCCAGGACAAGATCGCTACTCTGACGGCTGAAAACCAGAGCCTGAAGTTCCAGGCTTCTCAGGCGGCTCAGAACGCTTTCTTCACCGCCAACCAGGAAGCGCAGACTGCCGAGCTGATCCGCCGAATCAATCCCATGCCTGTCCCGGCCTATCAGGTGCCCAATCCTTATGCCGGATGTGGCTGCAACCCCTGCGGCTGCGGCTGCTAAAACCCAATACATCAACTTTCCGGCATGACCGGAATGTTCGGCCCCGTGCCGATTTTGAACCATGCGGCGGGGCAACAGCCTCGCCGCTATCTTTTTGAAAGGAATGAAGTTTATGGCTGAATACAGCAACAGCGCAATCGTAACCGTTGCCGCTGGTCAGAACGTGCCTTTTACT